CTAAATTTCCACGTCTGATGCATAGTACGCCACCAATTAATGAAATTGGGGCTGACTCCTAACACTTCGTATAATGCCATTTCAACGTCAATCAATGGCCCATCAGTTTGTCTGTCTTGCTTTGACAAATCATTTTCAAAAAACCAATTAACACCTACCGTGTTTCTACACGATTTACTTAACTGCTTAGGAGTCATGCCATCAGCATAGACAAATATAGGCTTTAAGCTCTCTTTCAACCTACGTTTTACTTCTAAGAAAATTGGCGACGTTAAAGCGGCTATAGCTTTTCGCTGCCAGAATATTGCACGAGCTTGATGTTGACCCCAATGCATGATAGGATCTTCCTTTAATAAACTTTCTAATTTAATGTGCACGTTAATGGCATTTAATGGCACGACCCCTATTTCTTCGCGTAACAACGTTTGTAATTCGGCTTGGATCTTTTCCGCATCAGGCCTGCCAGCAATCCAATCTCTAGTCTTGTCCATGTCCACGTCCAATAATTGGGATGAATCGATATATGGTACAAATCCTTCAATGAAATACACTTTGATCAATTGTTGTAAACGGTCAGGAGTTGATTTTGTCTTTTCAGGCAATCTGTATTTAATTTTACTTTTGAGACGGCCGGTTATACTTCTATGTTCCTCAAAAGTCCACTTAGACAAGATGGGCCTACTTTCCATCGGAGTGCTCTCGTTCAATAGATTTTTCTTAAATGCACTCACTTTGTCAGGGTTTTCTCTGCTGCGAACGGTCCCTTTATTGATTGGTGCATATTGTCTCAGATCCATTGACAAATCCGTATTGATACATAAGTTCTGAATTTCATGTGGCACAATTTGTTGGAATATATCAGAACGATGCATAACGTCCGCATCAAGTCGCAATTCGATGTCAACTTCATCAGGTGGTTCCTCTAAATACAATGCATTGAGCGTCACCATATTGGACCAGCGGCTAGCTTGCAAAGTATTTACGTCATTATGAAACACCGTGATATCCGCGATCGGAGTGATGTCCAATTTCTTATTAGAGTTGTCGTGAACAATGGGATGCCACCAATCCCGTGATTGGCCAGTTAACACCACTCCTACATCATTCATAGAATCGACATCTATGTCACCGCCTATAATTGGTTTAGTCAACCAAACACAGTGCTCTAACTCAAATACAGTCGCTGAAGCAACAATGCAAAATCGATCCGACACCAGACGTAGCCAATTATCGGCTGTCGGTTTCACCCTATGCGTGGCCACCACCTTTGACAAATACTTGCCATCCTTGCTTACCATGCATTGGCTTGCCAACGGCACAAATTTACTATCATCTATGTTCAACCAATGAATCCATTGTTCTTTAGTTAACTCTTTCATGTCTTCAGGTATTTCTTCTTGCCGCTCTACTCTACATACAATTGCATCAAATTGTGAGTGCAACTCTTCAGGCAACGTCGACGTGATTAGCCCACCCCTAAATCTCACTTCAAAATTTAAGAATAGACAAAGTGCGTTAAAACACCATTTCAGACCATAGTTGGTGCTGTCCATTACAGTACTTAAGTTGCCTGATGACAAAACTTGCCGTAA